ATGGCCACCACTCCATTTACCTTTGCTGTTTTGATCTTCAATGATGTTCATTGATTCTTCAAACTTGGCCTTGTACATATTGGCATCATCAGGACTTTTACGTTTTAGATAATAGTTGTGTAGTGTGGCATAGACATAGCCTTCTGGGAATGTCTGTAGTACACCATTATTTAGAATAGGATTACCGTTGATGTCTGTGGAAAACAATGTGGGCCAAGTTCTATAATAGTATAGATTAATCTGGTCGCCTTCACTGACAGCAGGTAAGAACTGATATTGTTGGCCCACTTCACTGAACTTGCCACGATACACAGCGGGAATGTTAATGGGTTTTAGGTATAGACTTTCAATCAGGCCTTCTGTGATAATGTCTCTATCACCAATACGGTCATAGACAATCCAAGGACCAAGACTACTTGATGGATCTACACCACCCTGCTTGAAGAATAAAATGGGTTTTAACATATCACCAGGAATAGCAATACGCCCGTGAGCATCAGCAGTGGCAATAAAGGCACTGGCATAGGGATCACTACGCATAATGGGCAACTCTAGATTACGCATCATCATCTCACCCAAGAAGATACATTCTTTTATTTCATTTGTATTTTGACTGCCAGTAAAACTTTGTATAAAACTTACTAGAGAATTTGCGTCTGCTATTTGACTCATTGTTTATCGTCCTTGGAAGAATCTTTGTTGGCCGCGTTTGGTAGGATATGGGACTTCAATAGGGATTGGCAACTTGCCACCAGGGTAGCAAACATAGGCTGGATATTCTTGTTGTACCACTCTATAGAATTGTGCTTTAAGGATCTTGTCCCTTTTAATAGTGCTCCAACGCATTCCGCCAAAATAGTCATCACTGATCCTTTGTTCTATCACATAGGGTAGATCCATCCATTTCCACGCTAGGCCACCGCTGTCATCCAAAGGTGCCATAGGATCTGGAACTCCACGCTCTGCTGCTTCTCTATATAAACGGCAGCGTTCTGCTACCGCTTCTGTATTCATTTGTTCACGTTTAACATAAAACTTACCATCTTCTCTACCTGTGGTAGTTTTAATGTTGCCGCTTTTATTCCAACCTTCTCTGCTCCAATCACCTTTTAAACTACGATATAGTTTATCATTGCGTAGTAAAGCATCTGCCATTCCATTGTTAGAAGTAATGATGCCGCCTTGATCTCTGCGTGTGTAATCTAGATTGGTTTCTGGATCACTATCATCCAACATACTGGCGTTGGGATTGTTTAGGCTAAATTCATCTTCTGGTCTCATTTCATCTTCCTTGCCGTTTATTTATGCTGTCTTGATTTTAGGGTTATTGAACCATAATAAAAGGGGCCGTAGCCCCTTTTGGTTGACATCTAATCACTAGGATTAGAATGCAGAACCACCCCATGTGCTTAAACGAGCAACAGCAGTAGCCGCACGTAGTGGGCCAGCGCCTTGGCTGTTTAGGCTTGGAGCAGCAGCAGTAGCGGAAATGTCGTGTAGAACGGCCACGCCTGCTGGGTTGCGAACGATCAATGTACCTTCCATAATGAACTGATCCAAACTAGCATCAGCATTTGAGAAGATTTCATTGTTAGGTCCTAGATCACGTAAAGAACCCCATTGTAGCACTTCTTCGTTCAAGAAGTAAATGTTGTTGCTAACACCAACTTGATCCATAATCCAAGAATCATAGATTTCATAAGTGTAGTTGAAGTCGCCTTCATAAGTTTGAATAGTGTCACCACGTTCACTATTAACACGGTTGATACCACGACTTGTTGGCATTGTGTCAGATAAGTGAGTTCTCAAACTTGTTGGAGCAACCACGGTACGGATCTTAGCGTTGAAACGTTTTTCAGCGGCAGTGACCAACTGCTTATAGATAGCAGGATAGAACTGGCTGTTAACTTCATCGCTGGCGCTGTAGTAGCAAGAACCTAGGCTAGCACCAGTAGGTCCACCAATATACAATCCAGCATAGGTAGTAGCGCTGTCAGAAGTTTCGTTGTTTACGTAGGTAGTGAATGTGCTTGTGCTTGTACCTGTAGTGTTAAAACTATGAGTAGCAGCAAAACTATTCAATGAACCAAAACGACGACCAGTTTGTTGATCACCAGTTAGGCCACCTGCAGAACCATTTTGACCGCCGTACTTGGTACCAATCTGGTCAGCACGAACGATTTGTGCTTCAACGTCAAACATCAATTCAATCAACTGCTTGACTTCTTGATATGCTTGTGGGTCTCCACCTGATTGTTCAACAGCACGAGCAGAACCAGTAGCGCTAATAACGGTACTGAAGATCTGTGTGTAGTTGCCCAAGTTAGCACGTTGATTGCTTTCTGCCAAACTGGAAGTCACTGAAGCGCCTTCCTTGTTGGCTTGTGTTGCTGGTAAACGATAAACGTCATTGGTCCATAGTGGCAATGTAGAAACAACTTTACGTTTCTTGGCCATAGCCATATTCAACACGGGTGTGTCATCTTTAACACGGTTAGATACATCTAAGTCTAGATCCTTGACAACGATATCACTTGCGTAGGCTGTGGTACCATTACCAATTGCGGATGTTGCGATTTGTGACATAATATTTTCCTTTTGTAATGTCTAAATTGTTTTTTTATCTACGTCCTCGCATAGCGTTTAACTTTGCGACTAATAGATTATCCTGGGCTTTACGATCGCCCTTATTGGCTCTCTCTTGAAGTTCCTGGAAGTTTGCTTGTCCCTGTGTTTTAGTATTACCTAGACTGGATTTTTTATTAGTCAAGGCCGCAATACTACTACCAGCAGATTTGGTTGATGGTTTTTCTCTGTATTTGAATCCATCTTTGATTAGGCTCATAATGTGTTCATCACTGCTGATCAAATCAATGTTATCAATACCTGGCACTAGTTGGTTCTTGGCTCCATCCCAGTTCTTCGCAACCTTTTCACGTAGTTCATTGTAAACATATTCGTTCTTCAGTTCCTTATCTTGGAATGATTTACGATTACGTTCAAGGACTTCTGCAACCTGCTGCTTACGAATATTATAAAACTGATCCAGATTAGGTTTCAGTTGTTGTATTGTGGCATTCTGTTGCTGAATCCAACGTTCATTCTGCTGCATATTGGCCTGTATGCGTGTTGCTGTGGCATAATCACCACGAGCATTGGCAGCGGCTAACTGCTGCTGGAATGTATTTTGGTATCCCTGCGTTTTCAATATCTCGTCATAGGCTTTTTGAAGTTGTGGACGAACCGTAAACTCCATGGCCAAAGTCAAACCTTCTTGTTGAGCACGTTGCTCTTTCAAGTATTCTTCAAACTCTGCCTTTTGAACTTTAAGTTCCCTGGCTTCTTCATGTATGGCTCCACCTTGGCCCAATATGGCTGCGGCTCGCTTGGCATCAATAACCATTTCCTTACCATTACGCATAAACTTAAACTTAGCGTTGGGGTTCTCTTCTGCGAACTCCAGGAAGTCAATAACTTCTTGTGCTGTGGAATCTGGTGCGCTTACCTGGTCTTCACTAGGGGCTGAACCTTCATCTGCTGCCTCACCACTTGTTTCCGTGGTTTCATCATCTTCTGGATTAACACTGGAAGGTTCAGAACCTTCAGGATCCACAGGGGCTTCTGCTTTTGCCTCATCAGTAGCACCTGGTTCAGTCTTCACGGTAGCCTGAGCCTGGTTACGCATTGCGGCCATTTTCTGGGCTATTGAATCCATTGAAGGAACTGGACTTTGAACATTGGCCGTGTCATTTACGACATTAGGCGTATCCGTTAATATTTCACTCATTTAAATTTTCCTCTTGTTGCGGGGCTTGTTGGCTTACCGCTAGGTTTTTAAAATATACAGCCCTTTTTAGGCTGTCTATAAACTTATCAATGCCCCCTAGATTGTGGGCAATGCTAATTCTTTTTTGGTTATCCGCATCACTGAAACCTGATATAGCAGAGAGTTCTGCTGCTAGATCAAACTTGTAGTGATGAATAAACAAGGCAAAGTCTTTGTTTCTCAACAAGTTCTCTGCCGCGCTACCATAGACCTTAACACCATCCAGTTGTCCTGGAGACATTTTCTTAATGCTATTTATATCAAGTTTTGGTTTCTGGTTAAAAGCCTGTGTTAATTCTTCGTTTATAATCATTTCCCTTCATTTCCTTACAAATCCTTATCAATAGTTAGTGGCCTTGTGCTGGCGTGTCAAAGCGATTGAATCCAACTGCTTGTCAGCACTGGTACCACTAACATCACTATTCAACTTATTGGCCTGTGCTAGGTCAACTTGACTTCTTGGACTCTTACCTGCCAAGTTAGCCATGAGTTCTTGTGTCTTGGCCTGTGTATATTCAGCATCAGCCTTGGCCTTGATAGCCTCTGGGTTAGGAGGTTGGTTAGCAGCGGCTTTCTGTGCCTGTTGTGCCATTTCCATAACTTCTTGTTCAGTGGGTAGATAGGTATCAACTTCCTTAACACCCAGTACATACAACATATCCTCATAGGGTCTGCGTGTCTTGGCAAAGGCCTGTGGTGTTAGGGCACCACTTTGAACACCCGCAGTGATTTCCTGTGTTAGTTGTGTTTGAATCTGTTTGATAATCTGTAGACGTTGTAGTGCGTTTTCTTCAGAAGCCATACCTAGAGCAAGATCAATGTGTATGATCTTACGTTCACAGAAGTTCATATCATCAAATGATTTGCCATCTAAGAACTCTGCTTTTTTCTCTGGGTGGAATTGTTGTGCCAGTTTCTTAACACCATAATCATCGCTGTATTGTATCAATGTACGCCATACCAACCATAGGGCATCTTTAAGGGCTTCAGCGCAGTTCTTGATAATGTTATCTTGAATAATCTGATTGGGTCCCATAGCCAGTTGTAGTTTGGCACCTGAGTTGCCAGCATCCATAACTTCTGGATTAAATGTATCTGTGGGAGTGGTCATACCCACAAGAGCCATAGTGTCTTGTTGTATACGGCTTAGACCCACTTCAAGGAACTGAAGATTGCCACTGGGAGGAGGCATTGGATAAACGTCTGTGGCTGGATCAAACTTACTATCTAAAATAAAGATAGCGGCTTCACCGTCTGCTAGTTCTTCAAAGTCCACACGGTCTGGTTTAACACCAATGCGTGGAGTGGCTGTGAGCAAGCCCAGAAGAATCTCTGCTCTATGAGCGGAGGTAGCGTATTCTTGTGCTGGAACTAGGGTTTCTGCCAAACTCATACCGTAGAAGTTTTGTGGTAATGGTCTTGGTACCATATTGGCCACGGGAATAAACTCTACTTCTCTCACTGAAATAATGTATGAACCACTGAAGATAAGTTCCACAAGTTCTAGTTCACCATCACCATCAATGTCATAACGGTTCCAAGTGGTTAGAATAGTGACCTGACGTGCTTCTGGTTCTTGGGCAGCATAGCCCTGTTGTGGTAGGCCATTGATTGGCACACTATCTCTAGCGTGAATGGCAAGATTGTTTAACAATGATCCTGCTTGGTAAGCACCCACATTACTGAACTCTGCGTGTTCCATAAACTTGGGTAAGTTTAGGTCAGGATAGCGTTCAGTGGCTTCTTGAATACTCATAGGTTCATAGAATCCACAGAAGTCTTGCTCCTGGATTTCAATGATAGTGGGATTACAAATCCAATAGTGTTGGCTGATGGGGCGGAACTTAACGGTTAGGTTATAGCCAGTTAGTTTATAGTCTGCTTCATAGATAGTGTTTCTACTGATGCTGTCTCTAATGGCCTGATCACCTTCATTGAGTTGAATATTATCTTCTGGAGCATTTACACTTTCTTCAAGTGCTTGGTCATCGCCGTCCATACTGCGTTGTAGTGCATCCATAACTGAATCAATGCGCTGACGATGTTGATCTGCGTGTGCGCCTTGTGCCCATTGTTGTGTTTCACGCATAACTTGATCGTGATCTAAACTATGCTTGCGACGCTTTTGTCTTAGTGCTGTTAGTCCAGAGTCTGCGGCCTGTGCTTCAAAGGCCTGTAGTTGATCTCGTGTGCCTCTAGTGGTAATGTAGCGTGTGATAGGTTCTCTATGTGGACTAATCAACATCTCGCCATTTTTGTGTAGCAGTGCATCCATAATCCAATGTTGTAGTAGTTGGTGTGGATCATTGGTTTGGTTGACAATCTTATGAACCATTTCAGTGGCCTGACGGGCTGCATCTCTATCATCTTCATTGTCAGGAATAAACTCAAAGTTGATTTCACCATTTTGAACTAGACCCTTTGAAATCACAGCAGTGCTATAATCCACATTGGGTTTGACCACAGGGTGAATATAATCCATACCATTCACTGGTTCTGTACTTTGAGTCACAGCAAGATTCAAGTAGTGATAATCACTGGCACGGTTGATATTATTCTTAGTGGCTAATAAGCGTAGGTTAGCCGCACACTTTTGATCCAATAATCGTTTCATATGAAGGAAACGATCCATCGCTCCTTTGGGATTGTGTATGTCATTAGTGACGAAGTGGCTTTTATCAAACATTGGGTATTCCTAATCAGGTTATTCTTTATTTATAGCATTCCATTATCTGGGCTATAAACACGCTTCCATTCTGGCTTTTCTTGGGGATTTGACCTACGACTATACATTAACTTATACTCCTCAAAACGCTGACGAGGATTTTTACCATCATAGGGTTCACTCCAACCATTTAGGCAACCTAATAAAGCATAACGGGCACTATCAATACAATCATCTGGATCACTAAAGCGACCACGTTCATCCACAAAGTAGTTTTTGGCTTCTCGTAGAAACTCCACGCAGTTTTCATTAACGTGTAGTGTGGCCATCTCCAACATTTGGCGCATAACGTTGACTCCAAAACTTTTATGATTGTTGACCTTGCCCTCTGCGTCAGGTGGATTCATAATGGGCTTGTCTAAAACATTAAGTTCATATTCTTGAAATAGTTGTCTTAGGCTTAGGGCACTCATAGTATAGCGTCCCGCTGTGTTGGCATCACTGGGTAGAACAATGGGGCAACCAAATACTTCAGGGCGTATTAAATGATTTATATAGTTTAGGGGATTGGCTTCTTCCGTGCCCTTGACCACAAGTTGACTATGTAGCCATGCTTCCTGTTCACGTGGATTCCAATACATTAGGCTAATCACGGTCTTATCTCTAACCAAGCCCAAGTCCAAGGCCAGGATACGGTATATATTGTTCATAGACTTAAAGTCATAATCACCAGTCTTATAGGTAGGCCAGTTGCGGATTTGGAACACAGCACCTTGACCCATAACAGGAATACCAGCAATACGGGCTTCACGCTCGTGTGGCAAGTAATCACGCTCCAGTTGTCGTCGTGTGGTATTCAATAGGAATGGTTCTCCCCAAGGATCATATTCTGGCACATCATCCCAAGCCACTCTTACGTGTTCATAGCCTTCTTCTTCATACCAAAACTTACTTACAAGACCATTCAAACCTTTTAAGGGTGTAAATGAACACAAAACCTGACCCTGTGTGGTAGCGGTACGTGTCACAAGTTCTGAGAATACATCATCTGGTGGTTGTTCATCAAACACCACAAAGTCCAACTTGAAACCCTGTAGATTTCTAACTTCCTGTGTGTAGTTTCCAAATAGCAAATAAGAGTTAGAACCGCTGGAATGTCGTATTTCCACACCAATAACATTGGCACCATCACAGCGCATAGTGTCTGTTATGATACATTCTTTGGGTATGGCACCTGTGCCTATTTGTTCCCTAATCTTAATGTCCTTGGTGCCTATAAGTTCGTCTTGAAGCACACGGGCGACCTGTTCCCAACCTTCACCAGCCACAAAGGCAGTCACAGGTTTAAGAAACTTCTTGCCCGTCCACCAATCAGGATAACGGCCAGTAAGGTGCATAGCAGTTTCATAACAGGTACTAACGGTCTTACCAATACGATTGGCAGCAAGGATTCCTCTACGACTGCTTAGACCTGTGGCAAAGAAAGCCTTTTGATGTTCAAAGGGTCTAAAGTATTTGAGTTGATTGTACTTCATATCTTCAGCCACTGCTAGGCTAAAGTCTTGGAACTTGTTTAAAGTCCAAGTATCCATTAAGGCAAGGCTGTCAGGTTTAAGGTTGTGTTGATCACAACAATACCTAATGGCCCTACGCATTATGACATTACTATCTATCATTCAAATAATCCTGTGTCGTATAAACTGGCAGTAGTCAGGATCTATCTCTGTGCCTATGCTGTCTAATCCTAATGTCTTTGCGGCTAACATAGTTGTGCCTGCTCCTGCAAAAGGATCATATACTACATCACCTTTACGAGCAAACAACTTTAGCAATCTATCTGCCAATTGTATGGGCATTTGTGCGGGATGATCCTTTTGTCTTGCTGGTGCTATGTTCCATATATGATCTTTAGCCCATGCTGTTTGTTCCTGCATAGTAATAAGACTATCTTCCTTTTTAGTGGGACGATAGATATCTCCTTTGCTAAAC